AAATCAAGCTTTGTTAAAGGCGTTTCTTTAGTAGTTCTACGCCTCTTAGGGCGCTTGACTGCCTTCTTACTTACGCGCTTTCGCGTTGCCATTTCTGACCCCTCTCGCTAGGGCCAATTCTAACTGACTCTCCATTTTATCAAGGCGCGACACTATTGGAATATTCTCCAATTTAATTATGTAGCGAAGCCCAGCAATTAGTAAGGCTATAGATCCAAGGACTGATGCAACTAGGGTTGCGAGTTCAGCTGCAACCATTAACGGACTTTTCCGTATCGCTCGTAGTTAGGGTTTAGCCAGTTGATGATGCTAGGCAAGACTGACACTAGAGCGGCATTTGCAATTGCATTGACATCTAGGCCGACTGCTAGATAAGTCGCTAGCGCCGTTGCTAGGAATGTCTTTGCCCAGCTCTCTGCCATCTTCTTCAAGTCGCTCATTAGTTTCTCCTTCGAGGTTGAAATAACTGCCATCTTTGTCTCCCAAAGTTGTGAATGAAATATGGAAATGCGACCGGTGGGGATTAGCGCCTTTGTATGCTCTGCGTTTCCATCCCAGTATCGGACTCATAATCTTTCCATCATAGATTATGTATTTAATTCGCTTATCGCCCTTTTTGGCTAACTTGCGAATCTTCTCAACTAGCGCGTAAGCCTCTTCTTTGTGAGCTGATAAATCAGCATCAATATCTAAAGCTCTAACGATTCCATCGATTGGTATATGGTCAGAACTGCCTTTAGCAAGATGCCTAGCGTCAGCAATCCAGCCGTCAGACTTACGATCCCTATCAGGATAATCGTCATCGATTTGCTCCCGAAGCTGAATACCTGCTGCACATAATTTAGCCATTATCTTTATAGAGTGTTCTAAAGGCCAAGGGCGGTTTTTAAATCGTTTAGGTTAAGACCTACGCTAGCCAATTTTTCTGCAATAGACGGCTCTGGAAGTGGCTTTGCTATGTGATTTTCTATAATACTTTTTGCTTTCATTTCATCTTTATTATCAATCTCCAACCACAAACCGCCAGACCCATCATCAAATAAATCCGAATTAGTTTTAGGCAACAAAACACCATTTGCTTCTAATTCTGATCTTAATTGATTGGCATTTAATACATCGGGTTTATCAAATTTTAGCATTTTATGCTCCTAAGTAAATTAATGAGATTCTTACTCGGCTAATGTCTATGCCTGCTTGAGTTCTGATCGCAACCTCAACATAATCAGCAGCACTTAAAACCATAGTCACATTTCCTTGAATATCATTAGCTCCGCTAAATGTATTTGTGTAATTACCAGAAGTTGGGAATCCGTTGCTTGTGTAAGTAGAACCGTTAAGCCTGATATACAATTCACCATAAGTTCCTACACCCTGATTAAATCCTGCAATAACATTAATAAAATATTTACCACCTTTGCCTGATGGTATTGTAAATCTTGAGGTGTTAGTGCTGGTGTCGTGAAAAGCATCAGTATCTATTTCTTCGCTTGGCATAGTAATAGCAGTTATCGTTGCTGCAGTAATTGATTGTGTGCCAGATGTGCGCGTTCCAATACAACCAACAAAAGCAGCAGTTCCGCTACTTGGCGCAGCCCACTTCAAGCCTGTAGTTTCAGCAGAATCAGCAGTTAAAACTGTTCCGTTAGCTCCAACACCTAAGCGAGCATCAACTGTTGAGAAGGTAAATACATCGCCTTTAGTTGTTAATGGTGTTTGGTCTGTTGGAGTAGCCCAGCTTGGGACTCCAGCTGCAACTGTTAAGACCTGTCCCGTTGATCCAATTGCTAATCGAGTATTTGTATTGGCGGTAGCTGAGCGATAAGCAATATCGCCAGTAGTTGTTTCAGGATTAAGGTTCTTAGTTGTGGTATCGATTGAATTGCCAAGGGTTCTTATGGCAGCTGCGCCATCCTTGACTAGATCCGTATCGTCTGGGGTTTCCCAGTTATAATTTGTTGTATTGGCCATTTAGCTAATAACTCCTATCGCATCTTGCCATTCTAAGGTATTGAGCACACTATTCCAGCTTTCTGCTGCATTGACCTGAGCCCATTGTTGGGCAAAGGCCGAGAACTCTGTTGGGGTAGCAAGGAAGGTAACTGAAAGGCCCGAGACTGAGGCGTTAAAAGTCCAGCCCTCTATAAAGCCAGTAAATTCGCCACCTAGGATATTGAGGGGTAAATTAGTAATTCTGACTGGCTGGCCCATAAATATATTTAGCAGGGCGTTTCTATCAGCGTCATCAATCTCTGGCGATTGAAGAGCAAAGGTAATCGATTGGAAGGTATTTCTAGGCCAAGCCCTAAGACCAATCAAGCGATCTGCTACATCCTCGACATCAGCCGCGTTCTTCAGATAGCTATTAAATTGCTCGGCAAATAGGCCGTATTCACTTTGAGAGTCTAAATCCTGAGCAGTATAGGAGCTATTAAAATTGTTGCCATAGTCCATAATTATTTTATTGCTTAAATCGCCTTGACGCTGGATTACGCCAATGCCTGAAGCAATTGCGTGAGAAGCGTCTAAGTCTGTATAGCCATTGGCTATTAAATAATCTTGGCGATGGCTGGCATCCGCGTAGTTAATATTGCCGTTGGCATCTTCATACATATAACCAAGGGCAGAGCTAGCGATATCGTTGATTATTGGGTAGATGATGCTATCGGTAATCTGACGGCTAACCATTGTATATTCGCCAGCGTCAATCTCGCCAAAGCCAATATTGCCCGCTTGCGCCCAAGTCTCTGTCGCATTGTAAGTTGCCCAAGTTTCGGCTGGTGGCAATTCATTCCAGCTAGATAGCAATAGGTCATCTAGTAAGTCGGTAATCTGCGCGCCGTCTAAACCTTGGGCTAAGTTGCCATCAAATATTGCTCTCTGCGTTCTAGCCAAAGCTCCAATAGCCGTAATTCTAAGACTAGTAATTACCGCGCTAGATCCTGCGCTGCGGACGATTTGCCTTAAGTCTGAAATGCGACCGCCAAAGATAGAGACATAAGCGCCAGTCGTATCTTTGACTTCAATAGTTACTGCAGTGTTAATACTAAAATCATAATTAGTTGCATCAGTATTTATTACTTCTAGCGAGCAATAACCTGCTGGAGTAGGTGAGTTAATATCTTGACGGCCAGAGGTAATAGTTAGGTTAGTCAAAGTAACCGAGGTTAATTCAGAACCATTGACCAGAATCTTCCAATCGGGTGTCCAAAGTGTCATAGAATTTGTGCCGAAGTCCTAAAATCGCCAGCGCCAGTAGTTCCGCGGTTGGTAGAGTTATTAAGAGCCAACACAACTGCTCGGCTAAATCCTTCTTCATCAATCACTGACGGAGCATTTACATTGATTACGACATTGCCGCGTTCTTCTCCGCGTCTAGCAGCTGCAACATCAAAGCCAGATGGGATTGCCTTGCCAGTTGGATTTAACCCTGATGGGAAACTAGGCATAGTGCCTGTAACCACTGGAGCAATTATCTTGCCACCGCCAATTCCACTTGCAATAGAACCGCCACCAGTAGAACCGCCACCGCTAACTACTGGCGTCCCAGCAGTAAAGCCTGATGGAAGGCTAGTTGATGCAACTGTATTGCTTCCCGTCCCTGCTGCTGCATTAGCTTGATTATCAAATAACTTAGTCGCAGCAATAATTGCGCCAACTACGGCTGCACCAGTTGCTAGACCAGCTAACGGATTCAAAGCAAATCGAGATGCGATGGCAGCGGCTACTGCGCTATTTCGTAAAGCAACATAAGCAGCAACTAGCCCTTGAATTAAAAGAATAGTGGCTTGGACTCCAGCTGCTATCTTGCTTACTACGAATACTGTTGCTAATACTCCAGCGACTATAAAGAGCTCATCCTTAAGATCAATAACTGTATTAATAAACCCTCTTACTTTTTTGCCCCATTCAACTGCCGTCTTTTGAGTATCAGTTAGCGATTCATCAAGCCCACCGCTTCCAGTTAAGCCTGAGATAAATGCCTCGAGTGCTGGAATAAAGTTTTCTAATATCCAAGCAGTTAATTCTTGGACAACTGGTAGCAAAGCTGCGCCGATAGATTCCTTAGCTTCGTCAAGGGCAATCTTGACGCGCTCCATTTGCTTAGTTGTTG